CCTATGAAAAAAAGAATGAAACCTATGCGTGGTTCTATGGTAGAAGCTAAACAAACATCTAAACCTATAGCAGGTAATAGAAGAACAGATATCGCAGCTAAACCTACTGCAGGTAGAATGACTGCTGCGGATATGTTTGAGAAGAGAAAGAAAGATAAGAACAAAGCAATGATTCGTAAAATGAAACCTTTAAGGATTCAATAGTGAAACAGTTATTAATTATACTAGCTTTATTTACAACAGTAGCAATATTTACTGATGCTAAGGCAGGAGACTCAAATACTGTAAGTTCTACGGTAGTTACAAACAATACGCCACCTACGGCTTCAAGTCCATCCGTGGTTGTAAATAACAGTGATATATGTAAGTCGGCCTATAGCGGAGCAATTCAAACCCAAGTATTAGGTATTAGTTCAGGGGTTACAGTAAGAGACATGAATTGTGAAATGATTAAATTAGCAAGGTCACTTTACTCCATGAATATGCGTGTGGCTGCAGTCAGTACCTTGTGTGCAGACTATCGTATTTTTGATGCAATGTGGATGTCTGCAACTTATTGTCCGTTTATGGGAGCTATAGGTGAAGACGCAAAGAAGGGGTGGGAAACTCACAGACATTTAGTTCCTGCCGGTAGTAAAGTATTTTTATCTATAGAACAAGCAGAGTTAGAACAAGAAAAGGCCACACAAGAAATATTTAAATTAGAACAAGAAGAACAAAAAAAATTAGAAGAAGATAAACAAGCATTACTTAGAGAACTAGATGCAGGAATAAATAATGATAATAAAGTTAGTGCAGCAGCTATTCTTAGTGGTCTGGCTTTCCTTCTGTTACTCTAGTTTAAAAGCAGATTGTACAAATACCACAATAGGTTTATGTACACCGGGGACCGAAGAAGTCATTGTTGAAACCATTACGGAAGAAACAACGCAAGATGGAACTGGCATTACAACTATTACTACCACTGTTACTGATATTACTACTACTACTATTAGTAATCAAGACTCAGGTGATATATTAGACGGAAGTAATGGTTATGTGTCATCTAATAAAGAAGGTGACATGGATACAGACTGGGGTGGTCAAGGTCCTGCTAATATGCCTACAGGTTCTAATTGTTATGAGTTAGGCACAGATAGGTGCGCACAGATTACTGGTAGTGGTAATTCTACATCTTCAATGGGTGTGTCTGGCATGGGTACAACATTTATACAAACTGTAGATATAAGTGATTTAACTATTGACAAAGGTGGCCAAGTGGTGTATACTATAAGTGTAGATAAACGAGACCCTCAAGATAGAATCTACATGCACATTACAGGTCGTAATGGTAACACTTCAGTATTTAGCGGAACAGATATATTATCTGAAACAGGTGTTACAAGTGGATATCAACAATACACAGGTAATTTTGACTTTGCAGGAAGTTTAAATAGATTAGTCGTAGAGGTTGGTGGTAGAGATATTAATCTTGCAATAGGTCCACTATTTGATGATGTTAGTATAAACGTATTATACAATGTTGTCAACACAATAGTTACTCAAGAAATAACTACAGTGGAAATGTTTGTAGCATTAAATACAGATGTACCTACAGAAATAATAGATGTAGTAGAAACTATATTTGAGTTTAATGAACCTATACAAGATGCTCCTGTTTTTACATTAGAACCTGTCAATGAAACTGTAGAAGATTTTTCTTATGAAACTATAGAAGTAGAGTTAGAGGTAGATTTTGATATAGAAATAGAAATGCCAGAGGTAGAAGTAAATGTTGAACCAGAAACAGAACAACCAACTATGGATACATCGGAATCTACAAACGAAGAACCTGTTGTGGAAGCTGATACTGATAGTGAACAAAATGAACCAACAGAAGAAGTTGAACAAACAAAACCCGATAGCGAAGCTATTGAAGAATCCACTATGGAAGATGAGAGTAGTGATGAGCAAGAAAGTGTACAACAGAAAGAAAAACAAGAACCTGCTCAAGAACCTATAGAAAAACCAAAGCAAGAAGAGAAACAAAAAGCTGCTACAAAGATTATTAAGAAGATGGGTGACAAAGGCAGATACGAAGCAAACAATCAAATAAAAACTTTAATAGTAATGCAAGTATTAGCAAACAGTAAAAGTTTTTTTGTAGATACACAGTTATCTGAAATACAAGGTTTCTTTACAGATGTAGAATTACCTGATACAGAATTATCAGATAATAATATTGCTAATTATTTTATGACAATAGATAGTGATAATACATTTAATCAGATAGTAGATAGTCAATATAATAGATAGGAGATATATGGCAGAAATAGAATACAAGGGAGTAAAAGTAGGTGGCTCAAAGCTACTACTTATAGTTCCATTATTAGGTACACTTATTGGTGGCCTATGGGGAGGCTTTGAAGTGCTACAAAGATATAAATCTATGGAGCAAAAAATAAATTCTTTTGTAAGTCCGGACCTATCTGACTATGATAAAAGAATAGAACTAATACAACAAGAGGTTACTATGTTACAAAGTGAATTATCTATGATATTAGAAGAAGTAAATCTAGTGGCTGATGTTGCAAAAGAATTGAAGAACGACCTTAAAGGGGATGTCCGCAGAATTGAAACTATTGTAGAAGATGTAGAGACCAGAGTTAAAGAAGACTCTAGAACTAATGAAAGAGAATTAAAAGAATTAGTTAAATCAATAGAAGAAGATATGGCTAATCTTGAAGAAGAGGTACAGGAAACTATACAAAAAACTTTAGCTAATCCATTAGCAGGGATGAAATAATGAAAATAGATTTAAAAGTAATATTACCATACATAGTTATCATAGCTAGTTTAGCTATGACTTGGGGCATGTGGTCAGAAAGACTAGAAGCCGTAGAAAAAAAAGCAGATGCAGTTGCACAGATGCAACAAGACATTGCTATAATTAAAGAAAAAATTATGTGGATGGAATCTTATTTAATAGGAGATAATTAATGGCAATAGACATTAGAACAGGCAGTATGGGTCAAGCCGACAATACAAACGCAGATATAAGTAGAATAGGATTACAAGTACTAAGAGATTTTTATAATCCAACTACAGGAAAATATTTTCGTTCACCAAACACAGCAGTAGCACCACCTTCTGGATTTGTTCCTATTGAGCAATCCGAAAAAACACAAGCTGATGCTGATGCTTTTTTTTCTAAATTACGACAAGACCAAAAAGATGCAGGATTAGAACTAAAACCTATCCCAACACCTACACCCATAAATCCTCCTTTTATGCCTACTCTACCCATGCCAACCCCACAGCCTACACTAACAGACCCATCACAATTTGCACAAGCACAAGTTGGTGCTGCAGTTAGACAACCTACACTCCCAGAAGGTGGAGCCGTTCTACCTAATCTTGCACTACAAACCGTAGTACCTAATCAATTACAAACAACACCCGGACTTCAAGGAACAGTAGCAGCAGCTACTCCCACAGCTACACCTGCTCCTATGATACAGGGTGCAACAGTTCCTAGTGCTACACAAGTTGCACAGACTACAGCACCTGCAGCCAATACTTATGATTATACTGCAGCAACTACAGCAGGACAACTTCCACAAGCCACAGCAGCACAAGGTACAGTAACACAACCAATGGTAGCAGCACAAGAAGATTTAACTGCTTTACCACCAGAAGCTACTGTACAAGGACAACTAGCTAACATATCACAATCAATTACAGATGCAGTTAATCAAGGTACAGCTTTACCTGCATTTGCACAAGGAGCTAAAAGATTAGTAGACTCAGCAATGCAACAAAGAGGACTAGGTGCTTCTAGTATTGCAGCAGAAGCTTTAGCACAAGGGATTATATCAGCTTCTATTCCTATTGCACAACAAGATGCAGCATTTTATAAAGATGCAATCTTTGCAAACTTAAATAATAGACAACAAGCTGCATTAACAAATGCTAATGCTTATCTACAAATGGATATGGCTAATCTTAATAATACTCAACAAACAAGTTTAGCTAATTTACAAATAAGACAACAATCTTTATTCTCAGACCAAGCTGCTACAAACGCAGCATTGCAGTTTAATTCTCAGAGTCAAGCACAGACTGACCAATTCTTTTCTAATTTAAATACATCTGTTAGAACAGCTAACGCACAAAGAACAGACGCAATGAATCAATATGCAACAGCAGAACAAAATAAAATAGCTGCACAAAATGCACAAAATGAATTAGCAGTTAATGAAGCAGATTCACAAAGAGAAGCAGCTATCAATCAATTTAATTCACAGTTAGAAGACCAAAGACAAAGATTCAATGTAGAAAATCAAAGAGTTATTGACCAATCAAATGTAACTTGGAGAAGACAACTTAATACTGCAAACACTGCAGCTATTAATGCAGCTAATCAAACAGATGCACAAAACTTATTACAGATATCTAACTTTGCATTATCTTCTTTATGGCAACAATGGAGAGATGAGGCATCTTGGGTAAATACATCATCTGAAAATAATAAAGATAGAGCACACAATATTGCTATGGCTGCATTAGAAAGAGAAACAACAATGGCTTTATATGATGAAGAAAGTAAAGCTGCACTTAATGGATTAATAGGTAGATTAGGTTTAGAAATATTTGAGAGTATATTATAGGAGTAAATATGGATATATCAACATTAACACAATTAATATCTGTAGGTAAAGAGTTTTTAGGTGGTGGAGATTCTGGTGATGATACACCTAAACCAAGAGACTACAGAGTAGATTTTGACCAATATAAAATGGGAGTAGATAGTTATGGATTTGCAGATAGTCAAGCTTTAGCAGAACCGGGTCAAGCTGCAATGATACAACAAGTGTCTTATAAACAGACACAACAATTTTGGGATAACTATTTAAGAGACTACATGGGAGATGTGTAATGGCAGAAAGAACAACAAATCCATTTGATTCACCAGTTCCGGGTCAATCTTTAACAGATACACCTAGAAACTATCCGTGGGAACATACACCACAATTTGCTACAGTAGAGGATGCATCAATGCAGATATGGGAAGGTTTACACTCAGATGCTGCAATGGAAAAAGTTATTATATTATTAGAGGCAGGATTAACTGTAGAAGAAATAGTTAAAGTAATTATATTCGCAGGATTTGTAGAAGGTAAGTTTAATCCTGATGTAGGATTATTACTAACACCTATTGTTGCAAAAATGGTTATGGCCATAGGTAAAAAAGCAGGTGTTGAAAAAATAAAATTAGGAAAACCTAAACCAGATGAAACAAAACAATTAATTAGAACAGTAATTAGAATGTCACCCAAAGAACAAGATGAAATGAAAGAAGTAGAAGAAGATACACCTACTACAGGATTAATGGGTAAACCTAAAGAGGAGGAAAAATAATGGGATTATTAAGTTCAAGAACTTTTAGACAAGTAGCAACTGGATTTTTAGGTGGTATTGAAGATAAACGAGAAGAAATGAGAGATAGAATTGACACTTATAGAGAAAGAGCAGTCAATAAAAAAAATGAAATACAAAAAAAATATAATGAATATTTTGATGAAGAGAAAGCAAATATTAATGCATTTAAAACAATAGCTACTGCAGCAGGAGAGGATTATTTACCTGCCTTAAATAGTTTTGTTGGCACAGACCCTACTAGATTAGCTATATTTGATAGAATGTCTCCAGATGATATTAGAACAGAATTAGATAAATATAAAGATGCTACTCCTGCAGATACAGGATTTATACAAGCAAGACAAGAAAAATTAAAACTAAAAGAAGAAGAATTAAATCAAAATTTACAAGACCAAGTAGGTTTATTTAAAGGGACTTCTTCAATATTTACAAGAGACATAGAAAGAAGAGGCGAAAAAGAAATAAAAACAGAAGCAGGTACTCTTGAATCACAAAGACTAAGAGGAGACTTTACTGCCGGTGCAGGACTAGGTATAAAAACAAATTTAAAATTATCTGAAGTGCAAAATAACTATCAAATTTATGATAACTATTTTACTGATGAAATAATGGGTGGAGTAAAGACAGGTAAAAGAATTATAAATCCACAGTTCCAAGCTAATGTATCACAAATAGATGAACAAGCAGATAGATTAATTGATAATGGATTTGGTGGCACAAGAATAGAAGCTATTGCAGAAATTATAGAAATGATGAATAATCCTTCCTACAGAGGAGCTAATTTACAATTCTTAAATAATGCTACTGATGGTTCACCTATATTATTAGATACCGAAGAGGCTTTTAGTCTTGCTATTGAAAAAAGAGACATTAAAACAATGGAAGCGTTAATTAAAGATTTAGAAACTAGAAATAGACCTGATGAAGTAGAATTATATACAAGTAGACTTGAAAAGTTTAAAGAAGATGAAAAGAATTTAACTGCAGAAAAAGTAAAACAAAGAGCGTTAGAAGAAGGTGGGGATGATACAGAGTCCGATAAGATTATAGATTTTCAATTAGACAAACCTAAATTTAAACAAGAATATAAAGATATACTATCTTTTAGTGAATATAACTCTTTATCAGAAGATAAAGTTAGAGAGATTTATAAACTAATAGAGGAAGGAAAATATACAAAACCTAAAAAAGAAGAACCTAAAGAAGAGGAAAAGAGACCATTAACTACGGAAGGTCTAAGTGAATCAGACGCAGCCATAGTTGATAAAATAAATACAGCATTAGGATTCTAATATGTCCATAGCAAAAGATTATTTAAGAGAGTCTGACAAGACTCTTGAAACAGAAGAAAAAAAATTTAGAACTACATCTATAGCTAAATCCTACATCCAAGATGCAGGAGGTGGTCCCACCATTTCTATCAATTCCCAAAAGAAAAAAACAAAAGAAGAAGATGGACTCATAGAAAATATGGAGTCAGTTGACCCACCGGAGGTTAACAATGCATATTCTTTTGCTTTTGGTTTAGGATTAAAAGATACTTACAGAGGCGGTAAACAAATACTTGGTATAGATAAGGCTCAAATGAAAGCCAATCAACAAAAATTAAATGAGTTAATGCGTGGTCCTAACGGTGGATGGGTAACTGCAGCTTACTTTGCAGGTGCTATATTAGACCCTGCAGGATGGTTAATACCTTTTGGTAAAGCAAAAAATATTTATTCTATGGCAAAAACTGGAGTAGTATCAGGTGCTATTGCAGGTGCTACAGGATATGTAGATGAAGAATCATTTATAGATTCAAGAGGAAAACAAGCTCTTCTTGGTGCTGTAGGTGGTGGCATAGTTGCTCCTGCAATGGGAGGTCTAAAAAATTTAGGTGTTAAGATTACTGGCAAAGGTAATATAATACCTTTAGGTAGAAAATTAACTAAACAACAAATGATGGATAGAGGTGCTTCTACTGTGCAAATATCTGGAGTATCTAAAACAGGTAAATCAAAAGGTGAAGCACCAGTCGAAACAACGGGTCCTGAAACTTTAGTAATACAAAAAGATGCAGATATAGCAGATGAAGGCAAAAGTATTTTTGATGCAGTAAAAGATTTATTTAATAAAAAAGTAAATAAAATAACTTATCCTAATGTTAAAGCAGTACATGATATACCTAAACCTACATCAAGAGGTCCTAAGTTTTTTTTAAGTAGATTAATAAATGGTTATCAAAATAGTTATGAAAAACATATAGGTAAAAGATTATTAAAAGGAATTAAAACAGGCGAAGGTGGCTCTGCATTTGCAGGAGGACTTTTAGGTTTTGCAGGTGATTATGATATAGAGGATGATTATAAAGCACCATCTTTAGCAACAAGATTTGCACAAGCTTTTACTGGTGCAGCGTTGGGATATGGTGGTATAAAATTTTTAAAAAGTAAAACTGCTAAAGAATTAAATTTAGTTAGAAGAACTAAACTAGGTGAAAAGGGTGAAGAAGTAGAATTTGTAGAAACATATCCTGAACTATTTGCTAGGTGGTTTGTAGATAGAGCAGGTTTACCTAAAAATTATAGAAAATTTCAAATAGACGCACAAGGATTAGAATATAGTTTAGCAGGTGAAATGGTTAAAATGGCAAAACTTGCAGAAAAATTAACTCCTGATGAAAATGCTTTACTATATAATATATTATCAGGTGATGTTTCAGCAAAAGTTGCACCTAGAACTATAGTTAGAATGGCCGCAAAAACTAGAGGCATGATAAAAAGAATGACTCAAAGGTATATTGACTTAGGTATAATATCTGAACAACAAGCAAAGTTAAATGAAGGTAAGTATCTAATGAGAATATATAAAGATTTAGAAAAAGCTAGAGAGGAAGTAGGTAAAATAAAAGGACCTGTAAATGTAGGATATAAAAAAATAGGCGATGAATTAAGAGGCAGAGGATTTTTTAAAGATTATACAGTAAAAGAATATTTAGAAACTAGAAGATTTCAAAAAAATATTATTGATGAAGTAGTTGACCCAAACCATAGAGGTTGGGATTTACCTCCTGATGTTATACTAAAAAATAACAAACTATATAAAGTTGGTGAGGATGGTTCTGAAACTTTAATGAAGAACAAAGATATGGTGTCTTTACGTTGGGAATATTCTAAACCTGAAAGAAAATGGATGGGTGAAGTAGAAAATGCTGCTATAGCTATGGAATACACAGGATTAATACAAGCCAGAACTATAGCTAAATATCAATTCTTTACTGATGTGGCATCTAAATTTGGTAAAACAAAAAAAGAAATAGAAGGATTTAAAATAGCTAATGCTAAAGATGTAGCAGGGCCTTCGCCATTATTAGACGAACAATATATACAAATACCTAAAACAAAAATAGAAGGTAAAAATATTTTTAGATATGGTAAATTAGCAGGTAAATATGTACCGGCAAGTATTTGGAAAGATATTGCAGGTATGGGAAAATATCAAGATATTTCTTCTAATGCTTTATGGGCTAAATATAAAAAATTAAATAGTATTTGGAAAGTTTCTAAAACTGCATGGAATCCAACTGTGCATGTTAATAATATTTTTGGTAACGTAATACTATCAGACTTAGCAGATGTCCCACTAAGAGGTTTACCTGCAGCATGGAAAGCATTAAGAGACAACGCAAATGGAACAGGTAAAAATTCTGACATAGTAGAACTTGCAAAAAGAATGGGTGTTATGGATGCTGATTTTATACAACAAGAATCTAGAAAATTTAGATTTGAAGATATGGAAAGAATATTTACAACAAAAGCAAATGAAAGTGAGTGGAATAATTCTATAGGTATTGCTAAAAATATTTATAATGCCGTAAAAAAGAATATTAAAGAAAATAAAATTACAGGAACTTTAGAAGAATGGTATAGAGTAGAAGACCATGTATTTAGATTAAATGCATTTATGCATAGAATTAAAATGGGTGACAGTTATGAAGATGCTGCTTTATTTGCTAGAAAACAATTTATAGATTATGATATAGACGCACCTGCAATTAATTTTTTAAGAAATAGTGTAACACCGTTTTTATCCTTTACATATAGAATGATTCCCATACTAGCAGAGTCGGCAGTAATGCGACCAACAAAATATGCAAAATATGCAGCGTTAGGATATGCTTTAACTAACTTAGAGGGATATATAGGTGGTGAAGAAGCAAAAGTAGAAAGAGCATTATTACCTGATTATGAAGCAGGTAATATTTTAGATTTACCTTTTATGCCTAAAAGAACCATAAGAATACCTTTAAAAGACCAAAATGGTAGACCTAAATTTTTAAATATTAGTAGATTATTTCCGGGTGGTGATGTGTTAAGCTTTGAAGGTAAAAGAGGTGTTCCCTTTTTACCAGAACCACTACAGCCTTCTTTTGGTATAGTCGGTGATGCAGTTCAATCAATGATAGGATTTGATTTATTTAGAGGACAAAAGGATATCAGAAGAGGTGATGGTGGACCAATAGAAGAAACACTAGAGGCATTAGATATGTTTGCTAGAAAATTAATTCCTAACTTTCCTTATGTGCCGGGTTCATTTTCTACTAAAAAATTAGAACGAGCATTAAAACAAGAAGAATCACCATATCGTGTTCCACAGTCAGAGGGTGAAGCTTTGCTTAATTCTTTTGGTATAAAAATAAGTAATAAAAGTATAGAAACATTAGCAAGGTCTAGAAAAATAGAATTTGATAGACAAATCAGAAAACAAAAAGCTAAAATAAAACAAGCTGTTAAAAAATTTGATGAAGGTTCTATAGATGAAGACGAATACATAAAACAAGTAGGAAAGATTATGGAAAATATAAATAAAATACAAATGACTTTTTTCGGTAGATTAGCCGGAGTGGACCCCTATGGATTTAGGTGGTTCGATAAATTATCAGACGGGGAGGAAAAATAATGGGTGGATTACCAGTAGAAATGATTACAATGTTAGGCTCTAGTTTACTAGGTGGATTTATGTCCATATGGGGCCAAAGCATTAAAGCAAAACAAGAAGAACAAAAGATGTTATTAGCTAGAGCAGAGTCTCAAATGTCTTTTATAGAAAAAGCTAGAACATATGACAACAAAGGTTTCCAGTGGACCAGAAGAATTATTGCATTGACTGCAGTTTTTTTTATTATAGCTTGGCCCAAGTTAGTGCCGGTGTTATTCAACACTCCAGTTATACTGACATGGACAGAGTTTACTCAAGGGTTCTTATTCTTAATAGAGAAGAAAGAAGTATTAATGGACAAAGAGTTTTTAGGTTTAGTGATAACACCACTAGATACTCATCTAATGTCAGCGATAGTAGGTCTTTACTTTGGTGGAAGTCTAGTAAAGAAGTAATGAATAATACATTATTGGCTATAAGGGAGTATTTTAAAAATAATAATCCCGGAAATGTAAAGTTACCTTTTAATCAAGATGGTTTGTCAAAAGAACAAATTATAAAAAAAGCAAGTGAACTTGGATATGAGCAAGGTAAAGATTATTACATGGGTGATTTTGCTTATAGAAAATATAGTAGTCCAACTAAAGGTATTATAGAAATGATAGAACAAGCAGAAAGATATAAAACTAATAATCTAAATGAAATAATAGAAAACTATGCTAGACCTGAAATAGTCAATGGTGAAAAAAGATTCCCTACAAAATATAACACCTATAAAGAAAAATTTAAAAAGTATGGTTTAGACCAAGATACTATAGATTTTTCTGATAAAAAACAAGTTAGTGCTTTTGCTAAAGCGTTTGTAGAAGTAGAAAATCAAGTGAAAAGGGATGGTTCACCCACAGGTTGGGAAAAATATTATACTGATGATGTTATAGACTCAGCAGTAAATGAATATGTAACATTTAAAGTTGATAAAGTTTCAGACAAACCTTTATCTGCAGAAATAGCTGCTAGAAGAGCAGGTGTTCGTTAACCCATACCATTAACAAATCGAGTTACCTTTTTATTTAATTCATCTATTTCATGTACACAATATTCTATTAAAGAACATATACTACTAGTATGTTCATACTCTCTAACACTAAAACTACCACCCTTATCATAATTTCTTAAATTATTTTTTGAAAAGTGAGAGTCTTCTTTATACTCGTCTAGTGATTTTTTTAAGTCTTTAGGTTTTATAAAAGAGTAGTCAATCTGAATATTACTATCTCTATTCAGATTGATAGAATAATTAATTAAGTTTGCAACATAATCAAACTTTCTTCGTTTCTTGTTTCTGTCCGGATTCATTTGATGTTTCCTGTAATTGTGCTAGGCCTGTAATTAATGTATGCACTTCACCATAGGGTCTAGTAAACATATATTTAATTACATTTTGTAGCAACTCACTACTTATCAAGTAATTTTTCATGTGCTTTTTTCTCCTTATTTAATTGTATATCTCTTAACTCTTCTGTAATTATTGTAGATAAGTCTTCATACAATAATCTTAAAGAGCCAAAAAAACTGCTATGATTAGATATCTTTACAAATCCTTTATCTCTAACTTGTTTAGATTCAAATGTATCTAAAGATAATAATAACTCACCTGTAAAAGGGTCCTTAACTATTCTCATTTTCTGCTCCCTTAGATATACCTTTTGTATCTAAATTCATAACTCTTTCTTTTACCTCATCCACAGTCTTAGCTAATTCTTGTTCTTTTTTGTAATCCATTTTATTTTTAGATTGTTCTACAACTTCATCAACTGTCATATTAATATTCTTTTGTCGTTCAGCAAAATTTCTTTCTGCCCAAACTTCTAATCTATCAACTAAAAATTTATTTTGTATTCTTAGTTCTTTATTTTCTTCTGTTAACTGATTAATAATTTTTAATCTTTCTCTGCTTCTTTCTTTTACTTTTAATACTTGTGCTTCCATTTCTTTTAATGTACTCATTCTTTACCACCATAATTATTAAAATCTATTAGTTTTATTATAGGTATTAAATAACCCCAAGATGTATTATTATCGCCACCGGGGACCTTATTAAAATTATTTTTATTTATAATACTCCTTAAATCTTTTGTTTTTAATGTTATATTAAAACAAAATCTATCACCACTATAAAAATTTATAGTCCACCATTCTGCCTGTGTTTTTTTAATACCACTTTCTTTTCCCCTACTTTGATATTCACAATAGTGATTACCCGTCTTAATCCACTTATCTCTTTCAGACTTTACTTCAGTCTTTTCCCCTTGTTGTATCTCACCTACAACAGTCTCACCTTGTTTTCCCCACTCTAAATCATATTTAAAATTAGCGTTATGCTTCATGTTGAATTACCTCTTTTGGATTGTTTATTTCTACATACCAAGCAAATTTAGGATTAGATGCTTTTGATTGTTGTTGTGGTAAGTATTGTATATTTTCACCCCAACACTTTTGTTTGTAAGGACAATATGAACATACAGTTCCTAATATTTTATTACCCGTAGGTTTTTTGTAAAACATTTCTTCTTCTAATTCAAAACATTTTTCAAAAGGTTTATCTTCCATTAGTGCTTTAGTATTATCTAAAGCTTTTTTTATTGCCTCTTTTCTATATTGAGAATCATCTTGTGGAGGTTCACTTAATAATATTTCACCGGTAGCTTTATTAATAACTATCCAACCACCAAAGGGTTTCTTTGTTGCTTCGGAATATAAATATCCTTGTGTTAAATATCCAAACACATCATCTTTAGCAACCTTATCAAATCCACCACCACTCTCACCAAACTTTTTATCAAATGCAAAAGGTGAAGCTGATTTAATATCATAAACTTTGTCATCTATAATAATATCATATGTACCTTTCATGTCAAACCATTTTGTTTTATACTTGACATTTTTTTGTACACCTTGTATATTAGCTTTTGTAGTTCTTAGTAACATAACTACTATAGCTTCTAATATATCACCAAATAAAAACTTTAATTTATTATTATAATTTTCATAAGATTGTATAGCATTAACACCGGAGTATTTCTTTTCCATTTGTAATTGACAAAGTGGTTTACCAATACTAGACATTCTAATTCTAAACTCTGATTCTCTCTCTTGAGTAAATTGTTTTTCTACTGCGTCTTTACAGTCTTTAAGAAATAATTTTAATACTTCTTTAGGTATTGCCACAGGCTTTCGTTGAGCCTGTGACAACAAAGATTTTACTTCTTCTAAGAAAGTCAAGATGTTATTTCTTCCACGATTTCATCGTCTAATATATCTTGTTCTGTAGTATGCCCTTTCTTAGCTTTATTATGTTCTTCTTTTACATAGTTATTCTCTGCCTCCACAAATTCTAAAAATTCTTTTAGTATTTCTTTGTCTGAATCAGAAAACTTTACATCTTTATTACCGTCTTTTATTTTAGCAACAAAGTATGTGACACTACCTTTTGTATGCTTTTCTGTGCCGTCAAATTCTAACACAGTATTATACATTATCTTATTTCTTTTGGATAAACTTTGCAACATATTTCCTATGGGCATAAAGTTTACACCTCTTACTCTATATAATACAGGCTCACTTGTCAAGGTTATTTCTTCACCTTTTGAAGACTTACCTTTTATCGACACAACACCAAAGACATTTCTATAACAAGTAATTTTATCCTGTTCTATCTTACCGACAGGGTCTAAATTTTCTCGTTCTGCTTTGGGTACACTTCCACATGATTCCGTTCCGTTGGTATCTATCTTTGAATCTGACCAACTTCTAAACATGACAGACTTTGAATTATTGTCTTCATTTTCTTCATCATATTTTTTGTATTGAAATGTATTTAAGAAAGGTCTAAAAGAAACTTTCTCTGCATACACAGTACCTTTGCTTGTACCTTCTACTTTGTACAAGCCACGCTTTATAGCGTTGCCGTCACTATCTTCGGCTTCGTAGTTAATAGATAGTCTAGGTAAAGATGAGCCACCGGTGTCTGCGTCTTGACCAACCATAGCCATTATCTTATCACTAGATAAACTATCTAAGTTACTTAGTTCATTCGACATATAATGCCTCCTTAATATACTTATATTGTATCACAAGTCTGTGGATAAGTCAAGCCAGTTGTCCCCTTTTTTTATTTCAAAGTCTAGTGGGACATTTATATCACAATCAAATCTTTCTTTTAGTGAATCTTTTATACCACTAAATCCTTTATTTAGACAATCTATGGCTTGTTTATATTCATCTGGATGTACGTCTAGTATCACAGAATCATGTACAGTATTTATTAATAATGTTTTCATATTGTTTTCTTTCAATAGGTTCCACACATTAATACACGCTATAGGAACTATATCTGCTGTGGCAAATCCTTGAACAGGATAGTTCTTAACTGCAGTAGATTGAGTACTACTGCCGTCTTTTCTTCTATAGATATTAGGGAAGTAATATTCTCGACCACTAGGTAGTCTTACTATTTTAGATTTTATTGCAGTATCTTCTAACTTTTTATGCCACTCTGCAATGTCCTCGTACTTCTCTAAAAACTTTTGATAATATTCTTTTTCTTTTTTCTTACCTAACATGCCTCCATACAAAGGTTTAAAGGTATGTGCTTTTGCACTTTGTCTATCACAACCTATGATGTCTGCAGTTATTTGATGAACATCAACACCATTTTCTATATCGCTCATGGCTTGTTTGTCTTGTGATAAAAAAGCAGCAACCCTAAACTCTAACTGTGAAAAGTCTACTTCTATAATTCTACCTTTGTAAAATCTAGATGTAATAGCTTTTTTAATAGGAAACTTATCGCCTCTTGGCATATTTTGGAAGTTAGGTTTTGAACTAGAAAGTCTGCCCGTAGTAGTTATATGTTGATTAAAAGAAGGATGTAGTATACTATCCTCTCTAGTATTATCTTTTATTCCTGTTATAAAAGTATTTAAATAAGTTTCTACTGCACTATATCTTGTAATACTATCAACAAACTCTTTTAATGTACCCTCTGCAAACACAGAAATTTTTTGTAATGTATCTTTATCTGTTTTAAAACCACCTTGAGCTGCGTCATGTATAGTTCTAGGACTCCAACCAAAACCTGCTTTGGCCTCTGTTTCTAAAAACAACATACCCTCACCTTTACATTTAGGACACTTGGACATATTTTTAAAAGGTGTGCCGTCTACTTTTGTATGTCTAACTAATCCAACACCATTACAATTTTCACATTTACTAGCTACAGTTTTATAAATAGTATCTGTATATTTAGAAACTAAATTTTGAAACTCTCTGTCTGTCATTCTTGGTCTTCTCTTAGGTCTTTTAGTTCTTTTATCTATACCAATATTAAATAGTTCTGCCCATTGCTTTTTATCCTGCACCTTCCTTGAGTATATAACTTTAGATAAATCCTCTGTGGATGATAAGTTAATTTTAGTATCACCCATAGTTTGACTGACAATCTTATCTATTTTATTTTTTAGTTTATAGTATTCTTCTTTTAATTCTTTTTCTACTATATTTAATTTATCGTTATCTACATAGTTACCATTCATTTCCATATCTATTAGGACCCGTAGAAAATCATTCATTAAATCTCTTGTTGGTATTAGATTAGAATTAGCATGATTATTAAATGATTCTATTTGTGATTCATATAATTCTTTTGTAATCTTTACATCTTGTTTTCCATACTCTTCTAATTTAGGCATGGGTATTTGTTCTACACCATACCCCTCATTCATGTATGTGGATAGTATATCTGACTTTAAACTTATACCTCTTCGTCTACAAGATTCTTTTAGAGACACAGATTTTTTTTCACCTCTATTGATTATGTATTCACCCAACATTGTATCATAAAGTTTTCCATTATAAGTAAATCCACATTGATATAACCATGACATATCAAATTTTAAATTATGGCCTACCACTAAATCTGATTTATCTAATATATCCTGAACTGCTTTTTTACTATCAGTAATCATTGTTTTTTCAAATAAATCTGTATGATAAAAAAAATAGTATTCATCATTAATACCTACACTAACTAATCTATTATCTGGATTAAATGGTGAGGGGTCCCCGTCTTTTGTAAAAGTTGTTTCTATATCTAATACTGTAATCATCTAGTTCCTTTCTGCGTATCTTGATATTGTTGGCCTAAGTATTACTTCAAACTCAGCATGGTCACCTGTTAGTTTATTTTTAGATAATGTGACAAATCTAATACAATCATCTAAATAATTTTCTATTTCATCTTCTTTACCTAATCCTAGTATAACATCTGCCTCTGCTGATTTTCCTGTCTTAGAATTTTCCATAACACTAAATGTAACTCTTGACCTACCCTGTGCTTCTGCTGAAGCTTGGGACATTCCAATAACTAATATGTTATGTCTCTTTGCTAATTCTCTAGCCTGTCTATATACCTCTCTTAACTTTTCATGTGTGGCATTGTACTTACCCTCTACATTTATTTTATCTAGTTGGTCTATAATTAAAATATCTACATCATTAGTAGAACAATATTCATCTAAGTCATTAATAGTTTTATCTACACAATCAAAATTTTCTATGTAAGGACTTATGTTGGACCACTTTTGTTTTGCTAATTCTCTACTACCATTAAGAATATTACCTCTTTGTAATCCTGTAGAAGCATTAAGCAATCTCATTTGGGTTCTTATTGCCGGTTCTTCATTAGCAAATATAGAAACTTTTTTTTGTTGCCATGCAAACCCATGAGGGGAAGCAACAAGGCTAATCCAAAAAGCAGTCTTACCTGTCTCGGGCCTTGCAAATATAATCATAAAGTTACCACGACCAATACCGTTTGTTGCTCGTTGTAATGAAGGTAGATTAAATTTAAACTCACCTTGCTCTTGTAAAGCCTCTACAATTTCATCTACATTTTTTGTTACTGCTTCACTTTCTTGTTGTGTTTGTTCTTCATCAACATTAGCCATAAACTTTTCTACTTGTTTAAGACTAGTGCTACTAGGATTGTTAGATATATCTAAACATATTCTTGCTAATTCATCTGCTTTTTTAATTCTATACATAGATTTCAAAGCAGTAGAAACCACTTCATCACTAGGGGCCTCTTGATTTTCTATCTTATCTATTAACTCATGTATACTTTTTTGAGAAGCAAAACTAGTGTTAGGATAGTAAGTATTAAAGTATGCTAGTTTTAAATCACTAAAATTTATTTCTGTGACATTAGGATTATCTCTGTAGATATATCCTATTGTTCTGTATAATTCTCTTGCACCATTTTGAAATATAGATTCTTCTATTTCTGGTTTTAGTTTGTCGTATTTATCCCTAGTAAGTAATGTTCTTAGGATGTATAGTCTTAGGTTCCCTGTTTCCATTCATAATCTTTCTATTGTATTAATACTTTAACTCCAATAGTCTTGCTTCCATTTGACATTTTGTCAATTCTAATTTAGTTAAAGTATTCATATTACAATCCACTTTATTATTTTGTATAGGTTCTAGTTCTTCAATTATTATTTTATCATTCTTTATATCTCTATCAAAGGATAGACTACATGAACTAATAAATAATAACAATAATAATTTATTCAACATAATCCTCTTCCTCTATTCTAACATACATTCTTTCAATGTCAAGTGGTATTCCAAATTCTTTTTGAAAAGATTCAGATACTCTTTTATTACAAGTTTCATCTATGTCAGATACATTATCTGCCACCTCCATTTCGTAAGGTATCTCTACAGTCACAGTCATTTTATGCTTTTTACCAAACATATTTTCCCTTTCTAGTTATATTTGTGTGTTTTGTAGTAGTCTTCGTAGGCTTTTTTTGTTGCTTTATTACAATCAAAAACTTTCATTTTATAGTTTTGTACTTCTTTATCACTTAAACTTATCTTATCAACCAAACTATTTCTATGTCTATACATGGTAGAGTTAGGATTTAATTGTTTTTCCATAGTGTTAACTGCACTATCCCAAGTCTTCCAAAAATTTTTATTTTTTTCAGCACTCTTAAATCTACCCTTAATACTTTTTCTAGTATTACCTTTTCTTTGATACTCGAATTGATATATAAGTGGGTCTATTCTCATGATAAATATGGATTAGGTAGATTTGCTACTAAGTATAGTAGAAATGCAAACACTATAAATATAGACATTATTAATGCTATAAAGTCTCGCATAGTTTATTACCCCATTCTTTTAATTCATCTACACTCAACCATTTCAAATCTTTGTCTATCATTTTTATTTGTGTAGGTATAACATGTGATAAACAATCTCTTAACTTAAAACTTTTTTCTGTTGCGTCTCTATCCAAACAAACAAAGGCCCTCTCTACTTTGTCTACTATGGGTTGTACAAAATTTTCAGGAATACTAGTACCCATTAAAGCAATGCCCGTAAAACCCGATATAGCGACCTTACAAGCCGATATACAGTCCTCCACGATAAATCCCACATACTTATTTGTTCCTACTATAAATGGGACCGGGGGTGTTCCATACTTGTACCATTTGGGTGCAGAATTAGAGTATGGATATAACATTCTACCTACTGCACCCACTACCTTCCCATTGTCTTCCACTAAGAACACTAATCTATTTTGTTTAACATCATACATTAATCTTGCTTCTGTATCTAAGATACCAAAACTTTCTAGATACTCCCTCGCTTTATCATTACCAAATACAGTAACAAAATGTTTAGGTATGACAAACTCTTTAGAAGGTTCAATAACTGAGGGATTTAAAAATTTTTCCAAGTCTTCTGCTCGAAGTTCAGAATCTGTCATACCCTTTGCAGAGCAATTAGCATGAAAACAATTCCATACCAATCTTCCATTCTCATGTCTCACAGATAAAGTGTTTCTGTTTAAACAGAATATACAATCGCCTCTGTAAGATTGACCAAGTCCAACATTCAGTTCTTGTATTTTGTTTAATTGATATCTGTAATCCATACTTCTAGTATACACTAATAAAAAAATAAGTCAAGTAAAAAATTTTTATTGACAAATTAAAAAAAATATGTTAACATATAATTGTCAGCCGGTGGGGTATAATGTAGAAAATTATTTATCATTACTCTTCCTTTACTTTTCTTACATTTTCTACATCTAATATTACTCTATCAAATTCTGTATCATATAAATCAGATGTCAAGCCCTCTAATAAATACTTTTGTTGAGCGTCTAATTCATCATCGGCCTGTACATAATATGTTCGGGTCCTTGTTTCTTTTACTTTAACTTTATACATATTAGGAAATTGTATAATTTTTGTCATAGTTCATCCTTTCTTTTATCGCTTCTGCTATTGAATAATCCTCGTACATTATATTTACTTCTTCATCTGTCATCGGTTGATAGATACTAAGTAATTCGTCTTGGTCCACTTCGTCTTCCTCTTCTAACCACTCCCCATGTCCCTCACAGACAGGACACTCTTCTACTTCAAAGTAGTCACCCCATTGTTGTTGTCCTTCACCTTTACACTCCGGACATTTAACTGTTTTTTTCATATTGTTTTTCCTTTCCATACTTCTATATTACACTATTGAATGACATAATCAATAGTTAATTTGTACCAAAGTGTCGCACCTTAGTAATAATATATTACCTAAATGCATACCTGCTTTCTAATCTTAGCACTTGTAAAACCCTTGTAAGCCTGTATAATATTAGATATATGGAGGTGAAATCATGAATGTTTTTGGGATTAGTGAAAAATCTATCAGCTTTCTTGTCAATCTGTTTAGTAGGGATTTTACTCATGAAGACAATGTCTCTCGATATGTCGAAGTCGAGTACAAACCTAATGATTGGGAGTGGGCAA